TTACTTGGGGATCTTCGTAGTCATATCGAACTCTTAAAGTAGGCTGTATTACACCTTCAGGACTGAAAGAAATTCTAGAATATTTTAAAGTCTTTCTAGTTCCGATGTCCCCAAAATCATAATTAGGTGTTTGGTAAATAGCACTAATATTTGCACCATTAAAAGAAATACCTTCATCGTGAACATAAACATAACCATTTCTATCACCATGATAAGTATATTCAATGCTTTCTGAATCGTAAGCAGATTGCAAACCTCTTGCTTGAATACCTAAAGTTTCAGACCACTCAAATCCATTAGGTGTTAAAGTACCTATAATGCCTCTTGAGGTAACTGTACTTTCGGTAGCTTGTGAATAAAATAACCTATACTGTGATTTTTTTCTTAGAACAGTACTTGTAATAATATAAGAATCAATAGAAGAAGCGATGTCACCAATAATGCTTTGTATTTGCCGACTAACAGAACTTAACTCAACGTCAGCAATTCTAGTCGTACCAGCAATAGTCCGTATACCATCAGGTGCTAAAAAGACTAGATCGCCACCAATCTCTTGAATACTTTCACCGCTTAGACAGCCCACATTAGCTGTGATCTGTACAATTTGCACATCAGCAACACTATCAATATTATCTAAACGGTGGATAGTGTTTTTACAAAAAATGTAAAGAGAATCTCGAAAGCTCTTTATACCTACAATATTGTCATCTAAGGCTATCGCGCCTGAACCTACACCTGTAAAATCTTTATCATCATTAGTTCTGCTATAATAAATAGTAGAAGGAGCATTTAAAGTATCTACTACACATAAATGACGGCTTACTAAAGCAACATATTTACCAGCAGCAGGAATATTTATTTCTTCAAAAGTAAAAAGTCTGGTTACGCCTGTGCCTTTAATATGAAAATGAGCTAGTTTATTTGGGCCTGTCGCTATAGTTAAAGACCCGTAAGGTGTATTACTATGTCCTGTAGGAGCTAACATTAAAGCAAATTGAGCTTGTTCTTGATTAGGACGAGGTAAAACAGTAGCCGTTGCTAAGTCTGCTTCTGTAACACCTGTGTGGTTTGTGTCTTTATTAATTTGAATCCAAGTATTACCGTTGTCGCTATAATAAATATTAGTTCCTGCAACAACAACAGCTCCTAAGCCGTAAGGGTAAACACCTAAGATGGGTGTATCTCCAGCAGGTCTTGTAGTACCATAAGGCGTAAAACCATTTATTCTTCTATACCCGCCATCAGGATCTACTTCAAAGTTTCTTAAAGATATAGCAAGGCCCGGCTGCGAAAGCATCTCAAGCTGATTCAGGTTGGTATTTAAACCACCTTTACACGATACGCCAAAGGGTTGTGACATTAAATAAATCTCACTCTATCGTCTTTAAAGTAATCAGGAGCAGGCGACATCAATCTAAGTTTCATAAGCTTTATACCATGTTTATAATCATCTAAAGCAAAAGAAGCTGCTTGCGGATTTTCTTTAAACTGGTGAATGTAATAACGAGCGCGAGCAAGAAGCACTGTTTTAAAAACATCAGGAAATACAATGTTATCAGAATACTCTACAAGCTCTGTGGGGGATTCAAAAGCAAAGAACCATATCTTATAAGCTTTATCAGGAATAGGGCTTAGACCAAAGCTACGACCATCCATACTACGAATAACGCGAGTAGGTACACCGTAGTTAGCTGTATCAGCTTCATCTAAGTTTTGTTGTAGCCTAAAATAATCTTTCCATTCTTCAATCGTTGTAAAACGTAAATTATCTGCTACATAAGGGGACGTTTCACCATCAACACCTACAGTGGTTAATAGGAAGTTTTCCCAATCAATGTCACCATAGTCAGTAGTAATATCAGAACTATCTTCTTTAATAAGATACCAACGTGTACCTACAACAGCATCTACAACTACATTACCATACATAGGATTGGTAGCTCCACTAAGAGCTGTAGAAAGAAAAGGCCATTTAGGTTCTTCTAAAACAATATCTAAATAAGCTTTATTAACAGAATCTTTTATATGCTGCTGAATACCTTTAGCATTTACAAAAGAAGAAGCTGTTAAAGGAACTTCATTGAGTTCCCTTATCAGCTCATTAGTTAATGAAAGATAGTTAGTAGCCATAACTTTTCATCCGTTGCTCATTAGCATACTTAGAACATTGTTTTTCTTGAGAGTTATCAAAACGATTCTCAAGTTCTTTAATAGAAGAATAGTTCTTAGTACCGTCTGGTACTTTCTTTTCTTGTTCTTGTTCTGTTACCATTTCAAACATCATCATCATCATATCAATCTTGCTCCATTGAAAAGGTTTTGCTTTTAGCGCGAGCTGTTTCAATCTCACTATCAGGTTCAGGAGACTTCTTGAAAATCTTATCAAAGTTTTCCTTGTACTTAGCAATATCCATATTCTTACGGAAAGTACTACCTTTACCTGCAAAAGTTTTTCTAAAGTATACTGGGTTATTATCTGAACCTATCTGTGGCATTGTAATTTCCTTTTAAAAAGAATGGGGGCTTTTACACCCCCAAACTCATTTAGTCAATGGTAAAGAAAGCAGATACCAGAGCTTCTGGTCGCAGTACTTTAGAACCATAAACATGCAAACCACGAACGATGTCACCAAAGCTGCTTGGGTCACGAATGACTTCAGTGCTTGTAATCGTTTGAGCGGTTGCAGTAGATGACATGTGACCAGCCATACACTTACCTGTTGCTGTCGTAGGTGTAGCGATGTTATTGGTCTTGTACATGTTAAAACCACGCAGCTTACCAGAAGATACCAAACCATTACGGATTGAACCCTGACCAGCATTGTAGTCAACAGACAGCAGTTTAGAGCTAGACTGTGAAAGAGCTTCATAGAATGCAGGTGAAGCTACAAACCAACGACCTTCTTCTGGAATGTTCTGGTCATCAAGAAGACGAGCCATACGTGCCATTACATCAAGAGGATCAGCAACATCAATCAAATCGATAGAGCTTGTGGTTTCGTTAACACCGGCAGTACCAGCAGCAGCATCAGCACCAATAATATGGTCTGGGGCAGTAGAGGATACACCAGCAAACATAGAAGCAAGTACACCAGCATCAAAAGCATCACGCAGAGCGTAAGCAGCAGATGAGGTAGCAACATCGCGGAAGTTAACATGTGACATATTGGTTTCAATATCGTCAACAATGAATTTGAAAGCGTTAGCAATATCAACAATCAAAGTAACTTCTTGGTCAGTCAAAGCAGTCTTAGTTACATCAGCGCCACGCTCATACTGATAAACAGAGATCTCAGGCTCTTTAATGATCCGTACACTGTCACCGAAAGCAGCAATCTCGCCTGCATAGTCAGTGTTGGTGATTGCTTCAACTACAGAAGCTTTACGGAAAAAGTTAAGTACCTGCTTGGAATATACTTTTGGCAGGAAGAAAGAATTAGTCTGACCTGCTACTGAGTTACCAAAGTTACCGTTTGTGTCTGTTGCTTGTTCAAAATATTGATCTGATTGGTTAAAAGCCATATTGTATTACTCCAATAAAAGATAAAGTTATTTTACTACTCTGCCTTCTATCATAGCCTGACGAATTGCATCTTCATGCTTATCAAACTGATCCAGAGACATCTTAGCAATTTCTGTTTCAGTCCAAATCTTTTGCTGGCCGGGATCTACTCTTGTTGTTTTTGTAGATACCATGTCAGCGGCTGAATTATTAGATTTAGACCGCTGTCCTTTCCCAGTTTCTAATTTATAAATATCGATAGCTTTAGAAGCTAAAGAAGCATCATCAGGATTATTGTACACCCAATCCTGAATTTGACGAGGTTGTTCCTTAGCCCACGCATGGAAGTTGTCATCACCCCTAATATCTTCAAAATCAGGATGACGGCTCTTCAATGAGTTCTCAGCTTCTCTTCGCATAATCTCAGCTTCTCGCTGTTGTATGGAAGATAACTGTTGTCGTAAGCCTTGAACCTGTTCTTCACTACGCATGTGAGCAACAGTTTCTACGGTGTCATACAAGTCAGGATAACTCTCTCTAAACTTTGCAAGATCTTCAGTGTTCTTAGGGGTGCGGTATTCTTGTTGAGACTGAACCCGTGACTCAGCTAATAGTTGCTGTTCTCTTTGCTTAAACTCAGAAAGTTTATTATCATAATGTTTCTTTAAATCATCGTATCGTTTTTTATAATTTCCTTGTGTTTCAGTTGGCTCTTTTTCAGGGGCCTTTCGGGTAGCCTGTTCGCTTACTGAATCTTCGAGGTATAAACTATCGGCGCTACTTCTGTGAGGAGCATCTGGCGTATGCCAAGATTTCTTCGCATTGTAGGGGTTGGATTGTTCTTCCTCGATTGCTGGGTTAGACATGTTACTCTCCTTTTACGGGGCTTGGTTTTCAAGGTAGCCAAATCAAAACGTCTTCTGAAGAATTGGGGCTTGTACTACAAGGTAGCCGTATAAATTATATTTTCTAGTAAGTCTTTACGCTGGGCATTCGATTAGCACCTATCATAGTTTTCTTGATTTCTTCATCTTGAAAATTATCAGGTTTACTTAAAAGCCCACCATTAGCCTTACGTGTCATTAAACCACCGTCATATGCTTTCTCAGCTTCGTCCATCATTGTTTGAAGCTCATCAGCACCGATTTGATCAGTGGCTTTCTTTGTCATAACAAACTCACCGTCAGATAGTCTGGCGGGTATAGAGTCTGATACACCTGTTCCGGGGCCTTCAACTTCTCCAGCCCCAGAGAATTCGGAAGCGGTCAAAAGAACTTTGTCCAAAATAGCACTAAGTTGTTCATCACCTTCCAAAACTTTCATAAGATACTCTTGTTCAGAAGTATCTAAAGATTCTGCAATTACAGAACCCATGTAATCTTCTTGCATTTCTCCGTCTGGTTTCTGAGACTCTACAGCCTCTTCCATCTCATCTTCAGGGATATTAGGATATGTATCTTCAGGAACTTCTTCTTCTTCCATCTCCATCTCTGGAGGAACCATCAATGACCCGCCTTCAGCACGTTTAGTACGTGCGCCTTCTTTGGCTACTTGGATCTTTGTTTCGTCACTTACATTCTTTGTTTGTAAGTCAAAATTCTTTTTAATAGCTGCTTGTTTTTCTGGACTATCAGCAGCTTTCATTTCTTCTTTATAGCTTTCTAAAAGCATTCGATAGCCATCAACTTCATTATTCTCTTCCATAATCTATCCCCTTTATTTATTTTATTCAGAACGCTCAATGCACTCTCGAACTGTTTCCTTAAGCTGTAGTAGCTTAACCAGAGAATTCACTTTCCCCTGACTGCGGAACAACTCCAGTTCCGATGTTCCCACCGCCAGTACCTGTAGCTCCAAGGTCTTGAGGTTGTTGAGGTGTTCCTTCAGGGCCTCCCATAGCTCCCTGTTGTTCACCAGTGGGGCCAGTTTCCGGGCTAGTTGCTTTTCCAGCATTGTTTTGCATTCCTATAATTTGAGCCATGAGTGCTGCTTCTTCAGGATC